CTTAAGAGCTAGCACCCAAACCTTAACCGGATTCTTACGAATTTTAGGGTCACGGAACCAAACCTCGAACTCAGCAGGTTGAAACAAATGAACATCTTTAAACATAAGCCGCTCATTTTTGAGTTTGTCATCCCAAACAGCCATTCCCTCAGCATAAAGAATATTTGAGCAAATCTGATGAATCGAAGAGTGAACTTGTGAAGGGTACTGAGCACAATAAACTATATGCTGAGCGCGTTTGCGATTGTTAGCAACAGCATTAAAAGCTTCGGGCGGCAGCGTCCAGGACTGAGCACTCGGAGCATACAAACCCATCTCATCAAGCAAAATTACAGCATTCTTAATTTGAAGAAATTGTGCAAAATTCTTATTAGCTGAAACATAATAAACAATACCTTTAGGTATATTTTCCAAAGCCATTTGTAATTGTTAATTTTGCAATAATAAGCAAGATTAAGCGGGTCTAGACAAAAGTTAGTAACTATTCTTAACTGATATTTCTCAGCAATTTCTAACCCATGTTGCAGCATCAAAAGAGATTTACCGCGACCAGGGAGACCATAAATCGCGGTAAATGGCATAGAGTCAACCCTAGAGAACAATCAACAAATCAAACAATCAAACGCGGCTAAGCACCATGTTAAGCACGCGCAGAGTCACCATGAAGCCCATAGGAGCCAAAGCTACACCAAACGCCGCCAAACCAATGCCATCAATCGCAGTAATCATGTCGATCGCATTAGTTACACCAGCAGCAATCGAAGCCTTAGCACCAGCAGCAGCAGCACCAGCAGCACCAGCAGCAGGGCCTTGAGCCAACACAGAACCAGCGCCTAAAATAGCACCACCAACTCCCAAAGCAGCACCAGCAACGGCTACGCCCTGAAAAGATTTAGTCAAGTGTCGCCGATTAAACTCCAGAGTGAGTTCTTCTAAGCGATCGCGATCGACGACAATTTCTCTGTCTAATACACCAGTGCTCATTTTATTAGCTCCAAAATAGCAGGGGGAATTAAAGTTTGATAGATGAGGTTTTTCAAGTAAAGCGTACACACCCCAATAAGCAAAGCCTGAATAATTAAAACCGATAAAATCAGATTAGTATCGACAAATTTATCAGGCAGCTTGTGTACGCTCTCAGCAAAGGTGCTAAGACGTGCAAATTGTTCATCAGTCAACTTAATCATCAATCTAGAAACCTCTTACAGACAACAACGAATGCGTGGGTAGAAGTAGCAGCGAGGGCAGCTTGTACAGCCCAATCCATCGCAAACTGAACAACAGGCTTGATATCTTCCTTAATGAAATCCATAGCTTGAGCAGCGCTGGTGGCAGTAGGAGTAGTAGCAATTATGAAAGCAGCTAAAAAAGGCAAAATTTAACTCCTCATTCTTATTGCAATTCCAAAAGCACAAGCAATAGCCATAGTGCCGAAATGGTCAGCTATAAAATCCTGTGTGGAGCTTTTCATATCATCAGAAAACTGTTGAGGAGAACCCAAAATCGCTGACATCCTAGCTACAGCTTCAGGGCCCGTGATTCTACCGTTAGCTATTGCAGGGCTGATAGAATTGCCCAAAATCCAAAGAGCACCACAAAAAATAATAGGAAATGAGGCCACACCGCGAGGATAACTACTAATAAATCTTCGGGCATTTATTTGACTCATGATATAAAAAGCTTAACAATTCTTAAAATGAGTGCTAATGAGAAAAACTGAGTGGCAAGAATGAACAAATGAGCCCAGATAAACTCGACAATCATTAAAATCAAATCATCATTACTGGGCTCCAGCAACGTCGCTATCAGGCTCGTCATCTTCATATTGCTCCAAAGGATTCAACGATTTCATTTTCACCCACTGACTTTTGGTTACATTAAAAAGACTAAAATACTCCTTAAAAACGTCATTAGGACTAGCCCCAACAGCTTTTAAGTAACCATCCCAATAAGGAGTAGGATTATTACCACCACCAACCGCAGCAGGTCTCATTGCAAGAATAAAATGATAATATTCCCCCTCAATAAGACGGGACACATTCAAAGCAGGGGTAACAGTAACTTTACAGTTGTAGGGGTTGGGAACTTCAGACATCACCATATCCAAAGGTGTCTCAACCGCGCTAACGCCATTGTATTTTTGGAGAGGCATCGGGCCCGACTGAAGATAGGGCAGAAACAAAAACGCCTTAATGTTGCCAGAAGCATTAGGTTCACAGCCACCCCATCGACCCCAACCAAGGAGCACCGGATAACCAGCGACATTAGTAGTCTTCATCCCAGTGCGGGCAACGCCAGCTTCAGGAGAATCAGCTAACTTGAGGATAGAATTTAAAAATTGACGCCCATCGTTTGAAATTGCCATGTTATTTTCTGTCCTGATAGCGGCGCCACATTTTGTCAGACCAACTTTCAGTCGGCGGCGGAGAAGGTTTAGCAGTTGTGGGCGGTTTGGGAGAAGGAGCGATCGGCGGCGGAGAGGCGGGCATAGTGGGAGTAGTGGAAAGCATAATCGCCGCCGAAATGAATGGAATCATAAATTGCTTACTCCAAATCGATAAAATCAAGTTAGCAAGATAGCAACAATAAGTAAATCCGTATTTACAAGGAATTTTTTATGACTTAAGTCTCAAAAAGTTCAGTGTTGCAAATAAGTTGACAAGCCTTTAAAATTTCCGTATGCTCAAATAAAAAATATGCAAATGACAACAACACATATAATTTTGCTAAAGTCACTAAACCGGGAGCAGTTCAAGTCAATCAAGGAAATTCAGTCAGAACTCAGAGCCATCGGGGTTAGTTTGAGCCAAAGAAATATCTACGTAAGGTTAGAAAAAATGGCAACTAAAAACCTGTGTCACCGAGAATGGCAGGAAGGTACTAGGATTTACGGACTTTCGCGAATCGGTGAATGGGAGCTAGACCTGTTTAAAACGCAATTACTCGCACGAATCAAAATCAAATTAAATGGCTAGCAGCAGGATTGATGATAATCGATCACGTAGGACTAATCCTAAATTTACAAATCCTGCGAATCATCGGAAGATTAAGCTTGCCTCTATTTATATGGGTGTTTGCCCAAAATTGGAAGCGCGAAAATGATAAAGATAAACTATCGAAACGGCTGTTACTGTTTGGGATTTTATCACAAATTCCGTATGCAATGCTAACAAGCCGTCTAAATCTAAATGTGATGTTTAGCTTTTTTTGGATTACCCAAACATTTTTATATCTAAGAAAATCTGAACGTAAATTGTTAATTTTAGCAATAGGAATAGTAGGCGCAGAAATTCTAAAAATAGATTATGGATGGTATGGAGTAGCGTCTAGTTTACTAATGTTAGAGTTTAAAGTTAGCCAGCCCTGGATTCTAGGATGGAGTTTAGTCAACGTTGCCTACACAGTATACGGTGGCTCACTTGCACAAATGGCTGCATTGTTTGCGCCATTAATTTTAATATTTTACAAACCAGGCAATGACGAAAAACCAAGTGAATTAGAAAAAAAGTTTTTCTATTACGGATATCCGATTCACATGACAGGATTAGCAGTAATAAAAGGTTTAATGTAA